GCACCCTTGGCAATTGTTCCATCAGGCCCCCACAAGCCGTTCCACCACGAAAGCGCCGTTGTGACCAATTCGGATTCAGTAAAAGAATTCCAAAGATCTGAAAAATAACTTTTAATCAGTTCTGTAATACTGGTTGCAATAGCTGGAACATTTTCTGCGAAGCCTTTTCCTTTTGTCCAAAGACCATTCCACCAGTCGATTGCCAACCTTACTTCTGGCTGTTCAGAAAACGAACTCCACAAATCTGTAAAGAATCCGCTGATTTTTTCCGTGATGTCTTTAGGAATATCTCCTACGGATTTGGCAAACCCTGTAGCCCCTGTCCAAAGACCGTTGAACCAAGAAATGGCATTTTGTACAGGTTCGCTGTCTCCAAACTGTTCCCAAAGAGCCATAAACAGTCCACTGATTTTAGACGTGATATTTGATTCGATCCACGTTGTCATTCCGCCAATCGTGTTTTCCCAGAAGTTTGTCCACCACGTTCCGAGATTATTCTCCTCGTTGCCTTGAATTGATCCCCACAGGGCTTCAAAGAACCCAACGATAGGCTGAACGATATTCTTATCTATGTCATTGACAGTAGATGGAATTGTTTCATTCCAAAGTTTATTCCACCATGTTTCTATGTTGTTTTCTTCGTCTCCAGTAATGCTTCCCCAAAGTGCCGTAAAGAAACCAATAATTGGCTGGACTATGTTGTTGTTGATGCCTTCAACAGAACTGGTTATTCCACCCCACACATCGTCCCACCATTCACCAAGTGGCGTTCTGTTTCCCTCTTCCCCCATCAGTGATGTCCACATATCGGAGAAGTAGTCACAGATCGGTTGAATAAATGTGTCGTTGAGATATGTCAAAGCCGCATCAAACCATGGCTGAATATTAATATTCCACCAGTTAATTACACCGTCCCAAGCATCAATAAAAGCTTGCTTGATGTCATCCCACTTTTGCACAATCCATGCGACAGCAACGGCCACAGCAACACCAAGCAACGGAATCCAGCTTCCAGTAAGAAAAGATATTCCAGCACCAATAAGGACCAGCCCGGTACTCAACTGGCCAAGGCTTTCATCGGTCATCTTTCCGGTTTCAATAAGTTCTTTCAAAGGATTTATTGCCATGACAGCACCATCAACAATAAAACCGATAGCAAGACCAACCCAACCAAATGCCGTAAAAAGACCGAGTGCAACAAGACCAAGACCTTTAAAGAGTTCTTGCATGTTTTCAATGTTTACGCCGTTTTCCCACTGATCTTTAAAAGCCTTCCATGCTTCTACAGCACCATAAAAGGCAATTGCCATACCAAGAATACGCCGGACAGTGGTAAAAAGACCGTTTGCAAAAGCATTTGAAAGTTTCCATGCAAGAAATCCGGCACCAATAGCGAATACAACTTCCTTAATAACGTCAAGATTGTCTTTAATCCAATTAATGACAGGCTTTATTTTTTCAAACGCATTTTTAACGTTATCATCAAAAGAACTAACTTCCTCAAACAAAAGCCCATACTTTGAATTGTCTTCGTCAGCCTTACTTCCGGCACCGCTGCCACCGACACCTCCGGTTTCCTGCTGGATGATGTTCAGTTCGTCCCAGTCTGCCAGCAGACCCTTGAGTTCCTTGACGGAAGCGGAAGCGCCCTTGGCAGAATCCTTTACCTTGTCCAAAGTGGAAGCGGACGCGTTTGTCGCCCTGGTCCATGTACTCTGTCCACGGAGCAGGGATAGGAACTGATTGACGATGTTCAGCAGATTGATGAACCAGTTGACAGCCTGCACCAGGTAGGGAATGAGCATCTGAATCGCCGGAGCCAGCGCCGCGCCGATGCTGTTCTTCATCTTAAACAGTGCGTCCTGGGCAGAATCCACGGCGGGGGCGAAACTGTGACCAACGTACTTGGCGTACTGGTACATGTTCTCAAAGCCAAACTTGAAGCCTTCCGTAATCTCCTTGAGAACGGCACGAAGGAAACGGTACTTGGCAATCCGGGCGAAGGAAGAAAGCAGTCCGCCCATTTGGCGTTTTGCCCCGGAAGTAGTTGCAAACAGTTCCCTAAATCTGTCTCTGAGCGTATGGTTTGCCGACGCCGCTTCTTTGGCAGCGGGGGCAATATCCTTAATTTGCCGTTCGACCTCTATACCAAATCCCTGATGCGTTCTCTCATCTTTCTTTGGAGAAAGAACAGATGTCGCGTCGTTGACTTTACCAAGCGTATTCTGTAGGCTCTGCAAATTCGGCACTTTAGAAGCGGCCTTGCTCACGCTTTCCAACGCCTGTGCCAAACGTTCATAATTTCGGACTGTAGTCTGTGTGACAGCGTTGCTGATAGCCTGTCCAAACCGCTGAATATTCTTTGTGGAAACATTGGCAAAGCCATGCGAAACAGCACTACTAACCCGCCCAAGAGCATTGGCAAGATTATCCAAAGCGGCAATGGCAGACTTTGAATTTTCTACAATCTGTAGTTCAAGTCTCGTTTCGGACATATCTTTCACTCCTCTCCGGGCGGGTCGTTTTTCTTCTTCTGTTCCGCTTGCCTTTTCCGGGCAAACTGAGCGTTGAACCGGGCGGCCAGCATCTCCACATGGGTAATGGCCTGCTTCTTCTTCTGCTCCCGTTCGCTCATGGGCTTCGGTTTCTTTTCTGGCGGCGTAAAGTCGATGGGCTTATCAAAGTACGGCTCGATTTTCGCCCCCTTCGGCACAAAGCCGTTGACGAACAACGGAGCGCATTGCAGGGCTTTCCAGACGTACAGTCCATGAAGCCATGCGTTGTTGTTGATCTCCTGCTGCCGCAGTTCATACGCCTTGCGATAGGAAATCACCATGTCAGATTCTCCATCCCAGAACTGCTCATAGCTCATTCCCATCGCAAGGTACTGAGGACACGCTTCCTCAAACACTTCCCCCATCGTCTTTTGCGGATGGGGCTTTTCGTCCTTTACAGAACCTTCCAGGTAGGGTTTTCATCCTCACCGTCGCCTTCCTGCTCGTTCATCAGGTCGGAAAGCGGTTCGGTGTACATGGAGATCAGTTCGGACAGAAGCTTGTCCTTTCCGCGCTGTTCGTCCCAGATTGCTTCGGTCTTGTCGCGCTGAATGTTCCTGTGGTGCATTGCGAACGCCCCGTGGAACAGATCCAGCACCATAGTCATAGGCTTATCGGTATTCACCACAAAGCCGTTGGCCTCCATCTGCCGGACCGTCCTGCGGTTAAATTCCAGGGTGTAATCCTTGCCGTCGTGGGTAATGACAATCTTCTTTGCCATGTTGAACTGAATCCTCCTTTAATCATGTGAAAACCCTATAGCTTCGGTTCTCTCCGGTCATCAGGTCGGGACGCTGTAAACGAACTCCGTGCTGGGGAAAATCGTGATGGTCATGTCCTGCGCGGCGTTGACGTCGCCGCCAGCCTTGTACACGGCAATGTCGCCTTTGAACGCCCACTGACCGTCAGAGCCGGTCGGGGTGTACACGCCGTTGTCTTCGCTGTCCCCAATCCAGATGGCAAAATCCGTCTGATTGCCGGTCAGGGCGTGAATCTTCTGATAGTCGGCGGCAATGTAGTTTGCGCCAAAGGTAAACGAAGCCAGGTCCTGAACGCCCATGGCGTACTTACGCACACGGTCGGACAGGGTGGTCACGTCCACTCGCTCCGGTTCGCCGCCCAGGTCGGGGAAGTTCTTAATGTCCACCAGCTTCGTAAATTCCGAAGAACCGGAAGCCTTGTACATCAGATAAGTGCCCATCGTGGCCTGGGCCGCTGTTTTCGCTGCCATATTCAAGCACCTCCTAAAGTTTCTTTTATCTGTGTCTGTATAAACGTTTATTCTGGTCGGCGGCGGCACGATACCGCGCCGTAATTCGGAAGATGGTTCTGTCCGCCAGGTTCGGGACCGTGGTCATCGACAGCCGGGTGAAGTTCAGCCGGATCATGGCCTGATCGAGTGCGTCCATGATTTCCCTGCAATCCAGTTTGCCCGTGGCATAGACGTTCGCTTCGTAGGTAATCACGGCGTACTCTTCGTCCAGGGCCGTGCTTTGATGCCCGGTATCGGAGATGTTGTCCATTTCCATCAGCGTGACGAACGGGAAGGAAGACGGGGCTGGCACATAGACGGAAGAAAAACTGTCCTCTGGCACAAGGTCTTCGATGTATGGATAGACGGAATTCAGCACTTCGGTTTCAACGTCAATCAATCTCCAAACACCTCCCGGACCAGATCGGACAGAATCCGAACCGTTTCTTCTGCGCCTCTGTACATTGGCATTGCGGCTGGCGTACCGTGGGTGATAATGACATCGCTGCCATCGTAATAGCCCCAGGCGTTGCCTACGCCTTTGTTCTTTCCGTAAGAGCCAATCACAAAGCCCTTTTCAATGCCCCATGGATGGGGAGATTCACCGGCGGCACCGTTGTAATAGACACCAGCACCATACTCGATAAAGACGGCATTTTCTCCCTGCGTGAACACAACGGAAACGTCATCCTTGTTCTCAGCGAAAACCTGTATGTCGTTTCCGTATATGGGCGATTCAGGAATCTTTTCTTTCCCGGAAATCCGCAGAAATGTATCGCCTACCATAGCATTTTGGAAGCCTTGTTCAGCACTCCAGCGGATTCTTTCTGCAATCAGTTCACGGAGTTTGCGTACATTGTCCTGAAACTCCCGCTTGTACTTCTCCACTTCCTTGATGGCCTGTGCAATGGAACGGCTGTCCAGGGTGAAACGGATGGTTCTCACGGAACGTCACCCGCTTCGGCATGGTTGACCGTTCTCTTTTTCAGCGCCACGGAAAGGACGTTGATGCTGGGCCGTACCGCCTTGATGTCGTAGTCGCAGCCCTTCCAGGTGATAATTCCTTCCTCTTTAATATCAGCGTCAGGATTGTCCATCACCAGGACGTGGGTGTACGGCGTACCAACGCCGAACAGGTTGTCCGTCGCAAATCCGGACGGAACGGAGATGTTGCCAACATACTGGACCGGATCACCGTAAACGGGCTTTTGCGTGAAGGTCGGTTTCCCGTCCTTCGTGCGCTGTTCCTTGCCAAGATAGGGTCGGTACTCAAAGGTCGTTGTGTTCCGTTTGAGCAGTCTCATGCGCCGTCACCTACCTTGGAAGGCCCACAAAGGGCATCACGTCCTTGAGCATGTCCTCCGGGACGAAAGCACTCTGATAGTTCCTGTGAATCCCGTTTTCAATATGCTGTGTCTCTCCCTCCGCACCCCGCTTGTTGATCAGGTAGGCCGCAATCTGCAACTGCTTTCCGGTGAATCTCGCCGGGATAGTCAGGTCGCTGTACGTCCTTCCGTCCAGGTACGGGTACAGGCGGTTCAGCAGCACATCCTTCGCCTGCTGAATATAGGAGAGCATGGTGGCATCATCGTCCGCCGTATCGAGCATGGTTCTCAGTTCGTTCAGCATGTCAGTTTCAGCCATCCTGCTCATCCCTTTCATTCAGTCGTTTCGATCTTGCGTCTGCGTCCTCTGCGGACAGGTTCTTCCTGCGTTTCTTCCTGGGCCTCTTCCTGGGCTTCGTCAGTCGCTTCGTCCGCCTTGTCTTCCGCTTCCTCAATGACTTCGCCGTAGGCTTTCATTTCATCAACGTCGCCTTCGTTGATGTGGAAAACGTCTCCGGCCTTGTGCCATTCGCCCTGGTATTTAATCCAGTGCTTCGCTTTCAGTTTCATCTGATTTCACCACCCTTTATCAGGCGGTGACTTTCAGCACGGCCACTTCGTCCATGCGTTCGTAGGACGGCAGCACGATTTCGGAAGCGTAGGTGTTCACGTTGACCGGGTTGACCGTGGTTTCCTGAGTGATGGCGATGCCGTTCTCCACGATGGAGACGTTCGCAACGGCCTTGCCCATCAGGTCGGCCTCTTCGGGGGTCGTGCCGCGCCAAGTGTTGCCCAGCGGGCCGTCAGGCAGCAGGGACACGTAGCCGTCCGGAACGAACTTGGAAACGACCTTGTTCTCGTTGGCATACTGTTTGTCGTAGACGATGACGCCTTCCAGGTCCAGCGTGTCCTTCAGCACGTTGGCAATGTCCTTGTCGGACAGATAGCCGATGGTCGCGCCGGTGCTGGTCAGGAAGCGGTTCTTGACGTTGGTCATGTTCCGCAGGAGACGGAAGGTTGTGCTGTTCATCACAGCGTACCGGATCAGACCGCCCTTGGCGGCGACTGCGTCCTTCGCGGTCTGAATGTCGGCAAAGGGGTCGGCGGTCCCGGCGGCAGTCCACAGAGACTGGCCGGTCAGAGGAAAGTAGTTGGTGCCCTTCCAAACATCGTTGGCGTCGTACTCGTAGGTGTAATCCACGCCGTTCGCCTTGATGGTGATGCCAACTTCGCCGCCAATGGGGAACAGAAGCTGCATAATCATCCGCTCCGGCACGACAAGAGCGCCCTCGATGAGGTTCTGAGCATCGTCAAACACACGGGCGATGACTTCGCGTACATAGGGGTCGTTGGTATCCAGGGCGCGGAGGATTTCCTGACGGTCCTTTTCCTTCAGTTTGTAGCCCTCACGGAAGAAGGGCATTTCGGTTTCGACCTTCTCAACGCCGATACGGTCACGGAAGGTGGCCTTGGCATCGAAAGCGGAGGGCATCAGCGTAACGGGGACACCCTTGTTGCCCTTAATCCAGGCCAGGTCCAGACCGGCCTTTTTCTTGGCGGGGAACAGGGTTTCTCCCAGATAGGGAATGCGGTTGCTGGTAGCCTCAGTCCAGTTCGCGGCAATCGCGGCGGGGCTGATGGTTTCACGGAAAGCGGTAAAATCCATAACTCACTCCTCCTTCCTTACGCATTCACACCGATATTGGTGCGGAAGACGATACCGGGCAGGGCAGTGTACAGGGCGGACACATAGGTCACGCCGGAATGGGACTGCGCCTTGGTAGCGTTGATAATGCCCTGCACGACCATCGCACCGTTGGGGTTGACGGCGGTGTCCACGTCGTACAGCAGAACGCCCACAGCGCCGGAACCGGTGGTAGCAGCGCCAGCGGCGGTCAGGGGCGTACCGGCCTTGACCACGGTGGTGGTCACGCCTTCGCCGGAGGGAGTAGCGACTTCGACCGGGACAGCCTGATAATCATTGCTGGCCAGGATTTCGATGCCGCCATCAACAGTGGTGTCAGCGAATTTCATACTGAATCGCTCCTTTCAAAAAATGTTTGTTGATATGGACCGGGCTTACCGGACGTAAGAACCCAGACTATCCTTGATGGACTTTCCGGATACCGCCCTTTCCCGGCCAATTTCCTTGGCAAGGTTGATGGCTTTCATCCTCGCGGCGTCTTCCCCGTCACCGTCTCCGGCACCGGGAGCCGGGATTTTGCCGAACTCCAGTCGAATGGCCTTTTCGCGGGCCGTCCAGGCGCGTTGCAGTTCGGTCAGGGCCGCTTCTGGGTCTTCAGCGCCGTACAGATATTCAGCGATCTTCCCGGACGTTTCTTCATCCGTTCCGAGCCTCGCCATGACGGACTTGACCGTCCTTGCACGGGCCACTTCCTTCCGCAGTTCGGCGATTTCCTTCTGCGTTGCCTCGTCGGCAGCTTTCTTTTCCTCTGCGGCAATCTCTTCCTCGGACTGCTTTGCGCGTAGGGCCTTGCGATAAGTTCCTGCCTCACGGGTGGCGTTGTCGAGAGCGGCTTTCAACTTCGCCATTTCGGCTTTTACCTTCGCAATTTCTTCGTTCGCTCCGCTGTCCTGGTTCGTTGCCTGTTCGTTGGTGTCGTTCTGTCCGGCGTTTTCAGTTGCGGTTTCAGTCGTTTCGACTACAGTTTCGGTTACTTCAGCCATATCTTTGTCTCCTTTGCGCTTGATTAGAGTGGACATCTCCGCCACTTTGTTGCGAAATTTGTTTGGAAAGCGGCTTCTCTGCCCCTTTTTATTTCAAATGGCGTAACGCCATGAGAAACCTTTAATCCAGCACGGCTTCCAGCCAGCACCGGCAGTTGATGTGCGGCTTTTTGGGCACGTCTTCAATCCTGAATACCTTTCCGTCCATCGGCCCGCATGTGTCACAGACACGTTCGTCCTTTTCCGTCACCCATCTGACCTTCTTCACTCCCGCCGCGTAGAACGCTTCCAGCCGTGCCATGTCCACAGCGTTGATGGCGTACTGACCGACCTGCACCGTCCAGTATTTGAGCGCCTTATCGACCTCTTTGCCCTTGTCATGGGCTTCGGACAGGGCTTCTATCAGGCGCTGGGCTTTCCGGTCCTTCTCCGGCAGAAACGCGTACAGCGTCACCGGATCGACCTCTTCCAGCATGGCAAGCACCCAACTGAGGTCGATGTCCCTGTCCGCCCGTGCGGTCGCTTCTTCGTTGCTCTTTCCCGCCTCGATCATGGCGAGAATGTAGGCTTCCACGGCCAGTTCGTAATAGCGCTGCCTTGCTCTCCGGGTGCTTTCGTCGTACACGCCGTTCACCTGACGAATCAGGTTGATCTCGTCGAACTTGGCAAGCTTCAGCCCGTTAAACGCTTTCAGGTTTTGACGGTTCATGTCGCGGATTGCCTGGTCCGCACGGTCGTAAATCATTCGGCATCATCCGTTCCGCCGTTCCTGGAATGGGCCTTTTCACGGCACTCAGCCCGGTCGTACACCTGGTTGTTTGACCGTTTCTGGAAAGACCGCTTGCATACCGGGCAAACGCCAGTCGCGTTCTTCGGATGTCCGGAGCCTGTCAGATTGCCGTGCCTCAGATACCCGTCCGAAGTGAGTGTGCTTCCCGCTCCTCCGCCTACGCTGGCAGTACCGCCGGAAGAGGACGCTCCGCCCGTTCCGTTCGCACCGGCCAGTGCATCCAGTTTCGCCGCCTGTTCTTCCTGGTAATCGTCGAACACGATGGCATCGCTCTCCGGGTCCTTGGAAAGGTGGCTGAACTTGAACGCCTGAACCGCTGGCATCCCAGCCGCCCGAAGTGTGTTGAAACTCTGCGTCTTGACCAGCAGATCTTCGTAACTCTGCCGCCAGAACTTCGGTTCCAGTTCGGAGATTTTGAGGCCGGTCAGCGTGTTGGTATCGGAGCAGATTTTCATGGCAATCCGCAGGAAATCCGTTTCGGCTGCCTTCCACATGCCCTGAGTTTCCAGCGCTCTCGCTTCCGCGTGCCACCAGCCGTTCTTCATGATGACCGCTCCGTTATTGCTGGAATCGCCCGTATTGGCGTTGCCCTGGGCTGGCATACCGACGATTTGCAGGATCGTCTGGTACATGTCATCCACAAGGGTCTGCGTCTGCGCCTGGTCCAACTGTTCATTGAGGTAGTACACCCGGCTGGACCGCCCGTCCG